CCCAAATATATCTTGTTCATTTTCAAGTTCATATATTATACATGAAACACAATACAAATGTACAGTTTCAGAAAATGAATTTAATTTTAGTTTAAACCCAAGTTTAACAGACAGTTCTACAGAAAATACAGTTTATGGATTTGTAACAGGATCTGATTTTGCTCCATATGTTACAACAGTTGGTTTGTATGATGATAATCAAAACTTATTAGCTGTAGGAAAATTGGCCCAACCAGTACCTACCTCTCGTACAACCGACATGACTTTTTATATTAATTTAGACAGATAATGACACAAAAATGGATCTTTATAGATCCAATCTACCCAGAAGATTGGTTCGGATTCGTTTACATAATTAAAAATAAAGTAAACGGAAAATTTTATATTGGTAAAAAAGTGTTTTGGAATAATACTAAAACCAAATTAACAAAAAAAGAAATAGCAGAACAAACAGGTCCTGGTCGTAAACCAACCCACAAAATAGTTACCAAAGAATCAAATTGGATGACTTACTGGGGTTCAAACAAAAATTTACAAGCCGATCTTAAAGAATTAGGACCTGAAAACTTTGAAAGAAAAATTTTAAAGTTATGTAAAACTAAAAAAGAACTAACTTATTGGGAATTACACTACCAGTGCAAACACGAGGTATTAATAGTAAATTCTTACAATGACAATATTTTAGGAAAGTTTTTTACCCAAGACTTGGTATCATCAAAATAAGTTATTACATTATAAGGGATGCTAAATCAACCCTTGATTGCTCTAGTTAACAGTGTGTTAGGAACAGGGAAACAAACCGCAAGAGGTAACTATGCTTATCATTGCCCTTTCTGTAACCATCACAAACCAAAGTTAGAAGTTAACATGACTGAAAACTCTAAAGGAGAAAATCCTTGGCATTGTTGGGTTTGTGATAAACGAGGTAAAAAAATTCATCAATTATTTAAACAAGCAGAAGTTCATCCTGATAAAATGACTGAACTAAAAGCTATTGTAAAATATATTGGACCTGAAACACAAGTTGAGGTAGCTGAGGTTATTAAACTCCCAAAAGAATATCAACCCTTAACAAATATTCAACAATCAAATATTATTGGTAGACACGCTTTAGCCTATTTAAAATCTAGAGGATTAACAAGTGAAGATATTTTAAAATATAATATTGGTTATTGTGAATCAGGACCATATAAAAATATGGTTATAATTCCCTCGTATGATGCAGATGGAAAATTAAATTATTTTACAGGTCGTTCATTTGAAAAAGACGCTAAAATAAAATATAAAAATCCATCTGTATCTCGCGACATCATACCATTTGAATTGTTTATAAATTGGGATATACCGTTTATATTGTGCGAAGGACCATTTGATGCCATAGCCATTAAAAGGAATGTTATCCCGTTATTAGGCAAAAATATACAATCAAAATTAATGAAGAAGATAGTAATGTCTTCTGTTGATAAAATATATATTGCTTTAGATAAAGATGCTCAAAAACAAGCTTTAAATTTTTGTGAGCAATTAATGAATGAAGGTAAAGAAGTTTATCTTGTAGATATGAAAGATAAAGACCCAAGTGAAATGGGTTTTGAAAATTTTATTAATTTAATAACAGACACCAATCCTATAACATTCTCAGGTTTACTTGAGAAAAAATTATTCTTATGAGTAAAATTAAACACACCTACAATCGTATATTAGAAATATCCGACGATCACAAACAAGTAACTTTACCAGATTCTCGTTATTACAGACGAAATGGTGAATACTATCCCTCAATAACTTATGTTTTAGGTTATTATCCAAAAGGTAAACAATTTGAAGAATGGCTTAAAAACATGGGCCGTTCTGCTGACTATATTGTTAAAAAAGCAGCCGAAGATGGAACTAAAGTTCATGAAATGGTTGAACAATATTTAAATGGAGAGGAATTAAGTTTTCTAGACAAATACGATAATCCAAAATATAATGTAGAAATTTGGCAAATGTTTTTACGTTTTGTTGAATTTTGGGAAACATATAAACCTAAATTAATTGAAACCGAAGTACATTTATTTTCAGATGAATTAAAAGTAGCAGGTACCTGTGACTTGATTTGTGAAATTGATAGTAAAATTTGGTTATTAGATGTTAAAACCTCTAACATGATGCACAACACTTATCCTCTACAAACAGCAGTTTACGGATATTGTTATAAAGAATGTTATGGGGTTGATGTAGATAACTTTGGTATTTTATGGTTAAAATCCTCTAAACGTAAACTTAATGTAGAAAAAATGAGTGGCAAGGGATGGGAAGTAGTTTTACCTGAACGTACACAAGAGGAAAATATTGAAATATTTAAAATGGTTAAACGCTTATTTGATATTGAAAATCCTCAAGAAGCACCTACATTTACCGAATTTAAGACCACAATAAAAAGAGATTTGGAATCCTAATTTATTTTTGTTATATTTATGACAAATTATTTCCATGATTGGACTGGTCTCTTTATTAAAAGAAATACAAGGAAAACCTAAAGCCATTTTTATGGCAGGTCCAGCAGGATCAGGGAAATCTTATATATCTTCTAAACTAGTTCCTTCAGATTTTACAACCATTAATGTAGATGATACTTATGAGGCCTTATTAAAGGCCTCTGGTATTGGAATGAAATTAGCCCAAATGTCACCTGATGAATTAAAAAAAGCAGGTGAGTTAATGGGTCAAGCTAGAAAAGCAACCGATACCAAATATCAAGATGCTTTAAAAGATGCTAAAAATTTATTAATTGATAGTGTTGGAGGTTCCTCTAAAACATTACTTAAGAAAAAACAAGAATTAGAAAATTTAGGTTATGAAACGATGATGATAATGACTTATGTATCGCCTATTACCTCACTAGAACGTAATATGAAGCGAGACAGATCATTATTACCAAGTATCGTGATTCGTTCTTGGCGCGATGTAAATAAAAATATAGACACATATAAACAAGCTTTTGGTGATAATTTTACATTACTGAATTTAGATCCTGAGGATGCTAATAAAGATTTTGATGAAGAATATATTTACAAAACATTTATTGAACCTTTAGGACAAGTAGGTAAAGAAAAATCACCCGAGGAAATAGAAAAATCTAAAAAAGAAACCCAACAAATATATTCAGACATTAAATCAGCATTGCAAAACCAACCTGAATTTGATGATGAAGAACAATCTAAAACCAAAATTTCAAATTTTATAAACAAATGAAACTCACAGACTTATTAAACGAAGTAGAAAAAGAGGAAGTATTAAAACCCGTTAACGAAAATCCTGAAGTAGTAGATGAAATTGGTAAATTCTTTGTAGTTAAAAAACCTGGAAAAGGTATGACTAAAGAAGATATCATGATTGAAGCTACTGTATTTGATGAAATCAAAATGGATGAAGTTAAAGGATGCTACAAACAAAAATCAGATGCCTCTAGAGTTGCTACTGAAGCCCTTAAAGAATATGAAATGCAGCTTAAAGAAATGGAAGATGCTATGAACGAATTCCGTGCTGCTAAAAAAGATATTGAAGATAAGAAAAAAGCCGCTAAAGATAAAATCAAAGCTTTACAGTAAATGAATTCATTGAGTAAGGTTTTATTAGAGGATATTATTGACAATCCTAAAAAAGTAGTAGCCATTTATGGGGGTGGATTTAAACCACCAACCAAAGGTCATTACCTTGTTGTAGAAAAAACCTTGGAACAATTCCCCGAAATAGATGAATTAAAGATATTTGTTGGTGGAGGAGTTAGAGACGGTATTACTCAAGAAGAATCAATTAAAATATGGGAAATCTACAAACAATACCTTTCAGATAAAATAGATATTGAACCATCAGTAGCCCCAGTTAAATCAGTTTTAGGATATGCTAAAGAACATCCTGATGAAAAAGTTTATTGGATTTTAGGTGCTCGTGAAGGTGATGAAGATGATTTAAAAGATATTGAAAGCAGAACCAAATCTATAGACAAATACCCCAATATTGAAGTCAAAGTTATTACTACAGCGGGTGGTGTTAGTGGAACAAAAACTAGAGCAGCTATTAAATCAGATAATAAAGAACAATTTTTCCACTAACACCACCCG